GGACTAACCTTAGTTCATACGGCATAGGTAATTGGAATACATCCAATGTAACAACTATGATTTTTATGTTAAGAAATGCAGATTTATTTAACGAGTCTTTATCCAGTTGGGACATTAGCAATGTTACAAACTTTACATCTTTTATGAATGGGAGTGATGGAATGTCAACTGCAAATTATGATGCAACATTAATTAGTTGGGCAAATCAAACTCCACAATTAAACATTACTATAGATTTTGGTGGCTCACAATATACTCTGGGGGGAGCAGCAGAAGCAGCAAGAAATACATTAATCAATACATACGGTTGGACTATCACAGATGGTGGTGGTGTATAAATAATAATAATAAAATGGCAGAATTAAAATCTTTAAAAAACACAAAAATATGTTACCCAACAAATGAAACTTGGTTCATATGCTGGGATAACACGAGAGAAAATATAATGGCTTACGGTTCTATATTACCAACACAATGTATGGAAACACCTTGGACAGAAGTTGATTACTATGATAACGAAGCTTCATGGGCCGAGGTATTAATTGAGAATGGTATTGATCCATTTCCAGACGATCAAAATGAGGAGTAGTTTTTTAATAACACTACTACTACTTGTTTCGCTAAATTTAAACTCTCAGTCTTCTTGGGATCCACTAGGTGATAAGAGAAAGCATATAGCTGGTGGTGTTTTTTTTAGCGGTATGACTTCGTTTATAGTTTATGATAATAACGGAGAAAGAAGAAAAAATGCTTTACTGTGGAGTGTTGTTTCTTCAGTGCTAGTTGGAACTATAAAAGAACTAGCAGATCATAACAAACCTGAAAACACACCAATAACAGACATAGGTTACACTGTAGCTGGTGGCTTAGTTGGAGCGCTAACTGTAGATTTTGTATTAAAAAAATACGAAAATAGAGGTAAAAGAAGATTAAAGCGGGTAATTAAAAAAGAAGAGAGTATAAAATGAAAATTTTAAACGAAACAATGGGAATAGAACAATTAAAAATATATGGATTCAACGCTCTCGCGTTTTTATCAACGTTTACAGCTATTGATGCTGTACTTAAAGTTGCTCTTATGGTGGCATCTATTACTTACACTATTGTCAAGATAATATCAATAGTAAAAAATGAAATAAAAAAAGATAATTAAATAATCAATAATCAAATATAATTAAATGAAAAAAGTACAAGAAGAAAAGAAAAAAGAAGCCGAGTTGAAGTTCATTGACAAAAATGAATTAAGAACCATTAAGAAGAGACAAGATATAGTAGACAAATACATATTTGACATAGGTATTATTGAGAGTCAAAAACATGCGTTATTACACGAGTTGTCTGAAGCTAATAGAAATTCTGAATCTTATAAGGAGATACTTAAAGACAAGTATGGCTCTATTAGCGTGAATATGATTGACGGAAGTTATACACTTACAAGTGATGGACAATAATATAAGAAAAATAAGTATAGGTTCAGACTACAAGAACGACGCTATGCATTACTCTGTTGGTCAGTCAGTTTATGGTGGTCACATCATAACTGCGATACTACATAATCAAAATGACAACTCTTACGATATACACATAAGAAAAGGTGACGAAGTTATGCCTTGGAAAACATTTAATTCCAATATGTCCATATCTATAGAGTACGATCTCGAGTACTAATGAAGTGTGTTTTTGATTTTATAGTAAAACCTCTTGGTGATAGATATGAAAACGAAATAACAATAGGTGATAAAAAACTAACTATAAACTCTAGCATAGAAAGTTTTAAATCTGTAAACAATTTCGCTGTAGTTGTAGAAACACCATTAGCTTACAAAACAGAAATACAAAAAGGTGATATAGTTATTATACACCATAATGTATTTAGAGAGTTTTATGATATGAGAGGAGAAAGAAAAAATAGTAGGTCTTTTTTTAAAGAAGACCTATATTTCTGTTCCTTAGATCAAGTTTACCTATATAATAGAAATAATAACTGGAATTCATTTGGTGATAGATGCTTTGTGTCCTCTATTAAAAGTAATGATGATTACACGTTAAATAAAGAGCAAAGCCTTATTGGTATATTAAAATACGGTAATAAGTCCTTAGAAGCTCTTAAAATCAATCCTGGGGACTTAGTTGGCTTTACACCTAACAGTGAATGGGAGTTTGTTATAGAAGGAGCTAGAGTTTATTGTATGAAATCTAATGATATTGTTATTAAATATGGAGACAAAGGAAACGAAGAAGAATATAATCCAAGCTGGTCAAGCAGCGGTAGAAGAATTAATAAAGGTAGCTAAAGAGCCTATTGTGGATTCTGGAGATGATATAACAGCTGATAGGCTTAAAAACGCCGCGGCTACTAAAAAACTAGCCATATTTGATGCTTTTGAAATACTACAAAGAATAGAGGAAGAGCAAAATATACTAGACGACAAACCAAAAGAAGCTAAAGAAAAAGCTTTTAGAGGTTTTGCAGAAGGGAGATCTAGATCATGATTTATAATCAAACTTTATACAGAGTAGTAGAAGATCATATAAAACCCCGAATAATAAATAAGCTTAATAAAAGTAAAAAGTGGGGTTACGGCTATAATAAAGAACATGATGTTGTAGTTATAAGTAAAACTGGTCAAATAGGTGAGATATATGAAATACAAAACCTAAAAATAGCTTTACCAAAAGCTGATAATGTTTTTAATTTTAAGAACAAAAAGTGGACTAGATTTGATTACCCTAAAGAGTTAAGTAGAATTAAATCTGTTTTTGATTGGGACGAAATGCCCAGTAATTTTAAAGAAGATTGGTACGAATATATAGATAATGAGTTTGAAAGAAGAGAGAATGGTTTCTGGTTTACTAACAAAGATAAGCCTAGTTATATTACTGGTAGTCACTACATGTACTTGCAGTGGAGTAAGATTGACGTTGGGCAGCCAGACTTTAGGGAATCAAACAGGTTATTCTACATATTTTGGGAGGCATGTAAAGCAGATGCAAGGTGTTACGGTATGTGCTATCTCAAGAACAGACGCTCGGGTTTTTCGTTCATGGCTTCCGGAGAAATTGTCAACAAGGCTACCATATCAACCGACTCACGTTTTGGGATACTGTCCAAATCTGGCCCCGATGCTAAGAAGATGTTCACCGACAAGGTTGTACCAATATCCATCAACTACCCGTTCTTTTTCAAACCGATCCAAGACGGTATGGACAGGCCGAAGACAGAACTCGCCTACAGAGTCCCGGCGTCGAAGCTTACAAGACGGAAGCTCGATACAAACGAGAAAGTACAAGAAATTACCGGTCTCGACACGACAATCGACTGGAAAAACACGGGGGACAACTCGTACGATGGGGAAAAACTACAATTATTAGCTCATGATGAAAGTGGTAAATGGGAAAGACCTAACAATATTAGAAACAACTGGAGAGTAACAAAAACATGTTTAAGATTAGGTAGAAAAATTATAGGTAAATGTATGATGGGTAGCACCTCCAATGCTTTAGACAAAGGTGGTGATAATTTTAAAAAACTATACTATGCATCAAATGTTGATAAAAGAAACGCCAACGGACAGACTAG